GGGCTCTCTCAAATTCGCTTCTGGCGATTCTGTGGGGGCGGTGTCAAGTATGGTTTTGCACCTCGCTCTGGGTGCCTTACCTTTTGTGCCAGCTGTTGTTGCGCATGGAGCATGGAACTACATGCATGTTGGTAAACATAAATTGGCCATGGGCGTTGCTCGCAGCGTCACCACTGCTTTCCTTCTTTGGACTTCGCGCCGGGTGGGAAAATGCGCCGTGGCCATATGCAGTTCCAAGAAACGCACAACTACCGCCATACGGCCGATCGGGGTCGTGCTTGGTGGTAATGACGAATCCGTCGTACCTGTCGTACACGACACAAGTGCCGACTCCCTTGCAAATGGGATTGTTGAGAGGCACTTCAATGATGTCGGACGACGAGATTACACACCCATATTGCCCTTCTTGAAAACCATTGTATTCTCGGTTGGAAAGGCCAGTTACTCAAAATGGAACAGCAGGTTCCCCCTCGCGCGCCGTGGTCAGCATGACAGGGCGCGATGGCAGAACCTGTTCAGCCGCCCCTCGGTTAAATTGTTGGCTGTTGCCAACGCCTTCGGGAAACAAGAAAAACTGCCTTCCAAATCGCGCGGCAAACCGCAGCGATTAATTCAAGCTGCCCACGCCCGGTTCTGTGTCATTGCCGGGCCATGGGTTTGGCAATTCTCCAAAGCTCTAGCCCTCCACTGGAATGCACAGGGACCCGTTACTTACTATAGCGGTGACATGTCAGACGCAGTGTTTAAACGACTCTACAGTTTAAGGTGGTGGGTTGCCGACGAAGACGATTTTTCTCGTTTCGATTCGACGATAGGGCGTGACGCCATTCTGGCCGAACTCTCGGTGTACAAACAGAATGGTTGTCCTAGGGATGTGTACCGCGCACTCTGTACGCGGAGCAATGACTATCGTGGTTATTCCAGCAATGGCGTTTCCTACCAGCTGCCTCCCCAGAGGCGGTCGGGGGACCCAAACACTAGTTGTGGGAACTCCATGATAAACGCGGCAGTCCATGCATGGGCTGCTGGCGTGAACAAGTGCATGAATTACTGGATTATCGTGTTAGGTGATGACATGCTCTTGTTGCGGCCACATGACGAGCCTATTCCCGCCTACGAGCGCTTGCAGCAATTTGGTCTGAGACCCAATCCCGTTGTCCAACAGTCGCTGGACCGGGCGACCTTCTGCTCGAGCCACCTCGTTCCCGCCGCTCTGGCCGGCGAAGGTAGGATTGTTCTGACGCCTTCCCTTGGGCGTTTGTTAAACAAATTTGGGTGGAC